GGCGACTGCGGAGAGCACAGGGCCGATGATCGCGAGCGCAGCAACGCACATGATGTCACCCCGATACCCGTTGGCCGATGACCAGCGCCGTCAACGTGAACGGCAGCGGCTCGTCGTGTTCTATCACGATGTAGCGGTCGCGATCCCACTCCCCGTCGAACGGCAGCACTTGATCCCCTGAGAAGATCGGCACCGGGGTCGCCAGCGGCTCGTCGGCTGACCGATACGGGATCGGGTCCAGCTTGCCGTTCGACAGTTGCCCCTCGCTGCCGAAGGTGCCGCCGACCGAGTTCTGGAGCCGCGCGATGATTTCAAACACGCGCCCGATCTGGCCTTGCGCGGTGCCGCCCTGCGCACCGGCCTCGACGTGCAGGGTCTTGATGCGGCTCTTGTAGCGGTAGCCGACCAGCGCCTTGGTGGCCGCGACCGGCAGCGTGACCGATCCGTTGGTGACAGTCAGGTCGTGGAACGGCACGCCATCCAGCAAGACGCTGACGGTTTCCCCGTTGAGGTGCCACAGGCCGGTGAGCACGAATGTCGGCGGGCCATTGTAGGGCAGTGCGTTGTCGAGGAAGAAGGCGTCGGCAAGCTGGTCGCCTTCCACCAGCCCCTGCGTGCCGACCTCGATGTTGCGCACGGCCTGCCCGCCGATGAACCGCTCCACGATCATCCACAGTTCGTCGCCCTCGCCTCCGGGGATCGAGGCGACGTGGCGCACCAAGCCGCCGCCGCCGACAATGTGGTGGTGCCAGCCGACCACCTGCTGGTCGCGCTCGTAGGTCATGGCGGCGACGTGGCCGTCCGTGCGGGCGTACCAGATCATCAGGTCGGGCGAGGCGACGTAGGCCCCCTGCACGATGCCGGGATGCGTGATGTGCTCCGACAGGATGGTGAGGTCTGGCGCGGTGTAGCTGTCGGTCTGGAAGTTGTAGACCAGTTCGCGCAGTCGTCGCGACGGGTTGGTGTTCTTGCCCTTGCGCTGCGCGAACAGGATGGCGGGGCCTGCGCGTACCGGCTTCACGTCCGCGATGCCGAACGATGTCTCACGCGAAATCTTGATGTTGGTCGGGCTGATCGCCTCGTTCTGGTTGGAGGCTGCCACGATGTACTCGCCGGACGTGGCGTTGATCACCAGCCGCTTGGTGGTTGACATGTGCTTGATGGCGTCCACCTGATCGGACGAAATCGTGTAGGTGTAGGCCTCGTCATCCTTGTCGCCGTCCTTGAACTTCAGGTAGGCGTCGAGCACCGATCCCCACAATGTCGTCGGCTGGTATTCGGTGTTGGCCGCCACGAGGCGCTGTTCGTGGAAGGTCGCGGTGGTGGGATAGCCGCGCTCGTCCGACCACGCGCCCTCCTGCCACTGGAACGACGAGCGTGCGCCGTAAGCGGTGTAGGGCGTGCGGTTCTTCACCACCACCACGTTGGCGTTCTTGGTGTCCACCACGTTGGTGACCTGCACCACGCAGTAGCCTGAGTGCTCGTAGCGCATGCTGGCGATCTGCGAGCCGGTGCCATAGAACACCTCGACGGTGCCCTTGGTGTGCGTCGGGTAGGATGCGGTCGATGCCATCTGTGCGCCGCCGCCCGACACCACGTAGTAGACGTTGCCCTTGTATTCCCAGAAGCTGCCGTCCGCGACGATAACGGTCGCGCCCGGTGCCCACGTGGCGTAGCCGAAGGTCGAGCCGTTCGCCTTCTCCCAGATGCGGAACAGCGCCCCGACATGGGATGCCTTCAGCGTGTCCTTGGAGAACGTCATGATGCCAGCGCCGCTCGCCACGTCGATGCTGGCGGTGTTGGCCTCGTCGGTGTTCATGTCGAGGAACGGGCCTTCCTCGACATTGGCGGTGTCGAACGTCCAGTCGGCGTGGCTCTGCCGCTGGAGCAGCGCAATCGGCCACTGGTCATTGAACAGAAACAGCGTATCCGCCGACTGCGTGAAGTTCATGTGCTCAAGATCGGCTGCGCTGAAAGCGGTGGCGACTTCGTAGACACGGTAGGCCGTGCCGCCACTCGTGAAGGGCGTGTAGCTGCTGCTGTCCAGCGCGATGGTGATGGTCGTCGCGGTCTTGGCGGATACGGCGAACTCGCGGTTGTTGAGTTCGGCCATGCCGTGGACGCCAGCGATGATGATCGGGTCGCCGATCTGCAAGGTGTGGCCCGGAACGCCCGCTCCGTCGAGCAGGCCGATGACTGTGCTCGCGCCCGATGTGATGCTGGCGATGTTGAAGGAGTTGTCGAAGATGATGCCCCGGTCCTTGAAGAAGCGGATGTAGCCGGGGCCGAATTCCAGCATGTAGGCCTGTTCGGTCGAGAACACGAACGGCACGAGGATGGCGTCGGGGCTGTTTTGCCTGACGTTGGAAATGTTGAGCGTGCCGCCGCGCTTGCGAGCGCCGCCCTGCGGCAGCACGGTGACGTTGGTGAGTTCGCGAGCGCCGTTGGCGTATTTGGCGAGGTCAACGCGACCGTAGACGCGCGGAGAGATTTCGCCAGCGGTGAAGTTGGTGAGGATGGAGTTGACGGTCCCCATGCTCAGACCTCAGACAGTCGCGCCTGCTCCCACGTGCTGATCGGCTGGATGTCGGGCGAGCCGTCGAGCGCGTCGGCGTACTTCGCCATGCCGGAGATTTCCTGATAGGCCTTCTGGTACATCGTCACATCGTTGGCGCTGTCGGTGAACGGCTTGCACCAGCGCCACGACAGCCGCGCCGCTATGGTTGACACCAGCCCCGCATCGAACTTCGAGGTGTTAACGCGGGCCGTATAGGTGAAGCGGAAGCCTTCGATGTTGCAGTGGATGTGATCGCCGTGGACGGCGAAGCGTTCGGTGTTGCCCGATCCTGCGTGCTCGGAATTGTCGCCCTCGACGTAGACGACGCGCACGAAGTCGTCCGGCTTGCGGAAGGCGAGCGCGAACCCGAACATCGGCTTGGCGGTCGGGTCCGATGCAAGAAGCGCCTGCCTGCGGCAGCAGCGCCACGGGTGGTCGCGCAGCACTTCCAGAACGGTCGGCTCGTAGGTGGCGAGGAAAAGTCGGCCAGCCTTTGAACTGCTGTCGGCGGTCGCCAGCAGCGGCTGGCCGAGGTCGGTGAGGGCGAGGTTGGCGATGCCAAGATCGGTCTGCGGCATTGTTCACCTCGCCCTTCGTTCCGTGTCCGCCAACTGGCGTAGGGGTATCGGTTGCTCTCAGCGGTTCACGAACTGCCGGACACGTACTCGACTTCCCAACCGACCTTGCCCGCTGCTGTGCCTGCGGTCGTGCAGGTGAAGCCGAGGTCGTACCAGAGGTTAGGATCGGCTGCGAGGCCTGCGTCCTGCCAGACCTGCTGGCCCAACTTGTCGAGCGTGCGCACCGCGAAGGCTGTCTCCAGCCCGGTCGGGTGTGCGGTGGCGGCATCGAACGCGGTGGCGTAGATGCCAGCCGCGACCGCCGCGCCGCCTTCCGCCGCGATCCGATAGAGCGTGAGGCCCCACGCGCCTGTGGCAATCGCCTCGTTGAAGATTTTGATGCCGGTGATGCGCCAAGACGAGTGGACGCGGCAGAGCCGCATCACGGAGCCATCGTCGTCGGCTGCGGCAATCGCCGCGCTTCCCACGATGGAGTACTTCTTCGCGCCCGACAGATGCACCGGGTTGAGCGACTGCACAGCGGCGTCCGCGTTCTGCACTGCTGTGGATTTGATATTCACAACGGCCATGAGGCCCTCCTTTGGTTTCGCCGCTCCGGGTGGACCGGCGTCCGGGTAGTCAGAGTGCGGTGACGCAGGACAACCACGTCACCGCACTGTCGCCTTGCTCGCCGTCCGGTCAGCTTCCGGGGCCTCCGGTCGGGTTGCAGGTGATGATGCCGACCTTGGCTTCTTCCATCCGCGTCGCGCCGATGATCATCGAATAGAACACCTGCGTGGCGTAGTTCTTGTCGGCTCGCTCGCTGATGCGGGCCGATGCGTCCTTGCCGATGCCCAACTTGATGCCGCTCTTGACGTAGTAGAGGCACTGATCATCGGTGCCGGACAGGGTCGTGCGCTGCGTGCGCTTGAACTTGAAGCCCACGAAGGTGTCGATCTTGCCCTCGACCAGCGCCTTCACCGTGTTGTAGTCGGCGCTTGTCGTCTTGGTGCTGTTGAGCAGCGACGTGATCTGCCGCGCAGGGAGCACGACGAAGCGTTCTTCCTCCGGGTCCACGTCCTTGCTGTCGAGCATTTCCTTGGCGGCCAGCAGCTTGGCGACGTTCATGCCGTAGTTGCCAGCGGTCGCTGCCGGGTCTTTCACCGTGACCGGGATGGTCATGCCGGTGTCGTAGGCGGTCTGGATCGAGCCATCGACCCCGGTGTAGGCGGTGCCGATTGCGTTGACGATGATGGCATCGTCCATCGCGCGGCCCATCGCCCACGCTGCGGCCTGCGCGTATTGGCTGGCCGGGTCGATCAGCATGCGCACCTTGTCTTCTTGGTCGATCAGGTCGGCCCAATCGTAGTCAACGAGCGACACGCGCCTGCGGGCGTGCGGGGTATCCATGCGCGGCGTGTCGGAGTGGCGTGAGGTGCGCACGCGAGCGGCGACTTGGCCGATTCT